TGCAATAAAAAAGAAAGTAACAAAGAAAAAACGATAGGGATATACCCCCCCTAAAGGGGGGTTATCCCTAAGACCGTTTTGTAAGAATAAAAAGAAGATCCCAAGGACAGTTTAAGGACAAATTAGGGACAACATAGTGCTTACGCACAATTGTCCCTTCTTAAAGACAACAAAGACAACTCTCAAAGACTGTCTTTACTAGGCACGATACTGTACACGAATAGGTATAACGCATTGGCAAATACGCATATTTTTGGTTGCGAATTGCTAAAGAAAAAAAAAGGTGGTCGGCGGCCGTCCCCGTTTGGTCGTTCGGCGTTTGCGATTGGGTCCCATATTCGCGGCCGCTTATGACGCGCGCCGCCGCCGTGCCGCGGCTTGTCGTATTAGTTTTCTGTTATTTCTCTAAAATTCCCATCTATAACATCGTTGTTCAGTGGTTCAACTTCCTGGGCAACTTGCAATCCTTTGAGCAATTGACTGCTATCTAATGCCGACAATGTCGCGTCAATGCTTACGTTAGTTGTTATCTCTCGGCGATCAGTCCACAGCCCGGAGAGATGCGCTAAGCTATCGAGTGTTTGACGCGCCGTTGATAGCTGCTTTTCATCCTTGGCTAATTGCAATACATCCAGGTATTGATTAATAAGAAAATCGCGCGTTATATCTTGTTTTCGTTGCGTAATTGTTAAGTTTTCTTGCTTAACCTTAACAAGATAATCGCGCACCTTAACATTCCTTAACATCCGAGAAGCTGACGCGTTAATAACCGTTTCAGCTTTATCGCTTCCGAATGCATCCCGGTAAGCTTGAGAAGCGTTGCGCCCGTTGTTTAGGTATGCGTCACAGAATGCCTTTTGTTTACTGTTTAAATTGTGCTTTATTTCTGACATTTATTCACCTTTAAAATCGCTGCGTTGTGGTAGTCATTTTATCTACCATTTATAGAAAATGCTTGCATTGTGTAACATCGGATGCTATAGTTTAGGAAATTAATCAAGGAGCGTGCAGAATGGATAACGATGAAGAAAGACAAAGATTTATTAAATTGATGGATGGTGTTGAACTCCCCGGGGGATTTGAATTAGATGAAAAAAGTTTAGATTTAAAAGTTTCGGCATTCCCTAAAATCGTAAGTAGTACTGATGATAAAGACAATCCAACAATAGAAATTCTTTTATATGACTATATCGGATTTAAAAGTTTAGGATGGCATGACGATATATTAAAAGAAGCATGGGAAAAATTTTATCCGAATGAGTACAAAAATAATGAATTCAGAATTCCAAGATTTCAAATTCAATTTGCAGTTAAAGGTGTTAAACACGGTTTTGATTATGAGAATTTGACTGATTCATGGGATGAAGTGTTAGAAGCTATTGAAGAATGGAGGAATATTTAATGGATAAGAATTATTTAGAACCTAATCAAAAGCTAGAGTATGACAAGAAAAGGCATGAATTGCATTGGAATACTTATAAAGATTTGGAACATGAAGAATTTGGGGGTTTGAATTCGTTAGGAATGCCAATTATAGATAGTACAAAATCAGGTGATGCTTTTCCTACATTTGAGGAGCAATTTACACCAACGGCGCAAGATTCCGGGAATTGGGTATTAGACAACGGCGCAAGTTTTAGAATCACTTTCAGAGATATTGACGGTTTAATTATTCAAGGTATGAATGAAGAAAATTGCGATGAATTCAGACAGTCTGATGGTGCTTTGTATGTACCGGAATATTTATGTGAATTTAGTTTTATAGATCCCATCGATGAAATTAAATTGTCTGATGAGGAGAAAAAATATCACGGTATAAATCCTAAAGGTAAAGTTTTCGCAGTTGTAACAGACACTTGGACAGAAGCTATCGAGACATTTACCTGGTGGATTGATAACTACTTTGATAATAGATACAGGAGTGAAAAAGCTGCTGAAAATTTGACTGAAAGCGATTTTGTAAATGGTAGGAGAATATCCAATGAAAGAATTTAAATTAAGTAGTTTTAATTCATTCGATGTTTATCATCATGAAGATTTAACAGTATCACTTGTTGAAGGTTGCGTAGTTGGCTATTTCACCGAATGGGAAAACATTACAAACAATCTATCTGATGAAATTGAAATAAGACATGAAGATAAACATTTATCAAGTATTCAATTATTAGAAAGATATGGAAATTACAAAAGTTGTGATGAATTTGGTTGCAATCAAACTGAAGGTATTTGTGATAATTGTTATTCCACATTTAATGAAGCAATAAAAAAGTTTATTGATTGTGCTGATATCGGAAAACAATTTTCTTGGCGTGTAGATTTGATGTTCAGTGAAATTGGAATTATTGAGAGAGTTAAATAGGTTTTTATAAATCGCATTCCTAGAGCGCGGCAACGCTCCGGGAATGCTAATCAAATTAATAAGTGAGGTATTAACTTGACTACGAAAAATAATACAACTAAAACAATTGAAATAGTAGATAGCAACAATGTTCTACATAGGTTTAAAAATGCGCCCCCCAGGATTAGTTATTTACTCGGAATTAGTTCCGATGCGAAAACAGTTAAGGGTATTAAATACGGTTTTATGACAGGCATTCAATATTTGGCACCGTCCGATGTATCAGGCATTGTAAATTTATGTCCAAAAGCTTCGGAAGGATGCCGAATAGCTTGTTTGTTTACTGCCGGGCGTGCTGAGACTATGCCTGACTCAATACAGCCTGCGCGAATCAACAGAACAATATGGTTTGTTAGACATAAACCACAATATTGGCAAAGACTAGTTAAAGAGATTAAATCCCTGGAAATTAAAGCAAAAAATAAAAACTTAATTCCTGTAGTCAGATTAAATGGAACATCAGATATTTTATGGGAACGTATGAAAATTAAAGGCACAGAATTTGACGGTTTAACAATCTTTGAGGCATTCCCACATATTCAATTTTACGATTATTCAAAGTATGAATATTCAGAACGTGAAAACATCCCGGGGAATTATCATCTTACCTACTCATACAGTGAGAACACGACTCAAAAAATATTATCCGACAATTTAACAAACGGTCGAAATGTTGCGATAGTTTTCAATGTTTGCAAATTCGACAATAAAAAACAATGTTATCAAAAATGCAGCTGTGAATTGCCTGAATCATGGAACGGTTATCAAGTGATTTCTGGGGATGATTCGGACGTTAGGTTTTTAGATCCTAAAGGCGTGATAGTCGGATTAAAAGCTAAAGGTAAAGCCAGGTTTGATCAATCCGGATTCGTTGTAAAGGTGGGCGCGTAATGAATGATACACAGCGACAAATGGGACAAATAACATCAACAGATCCTTTATTTTGGAAAAACGTTAAAAGAATAGTTAAAACAGTAAAACTAAATAATCAGATAGAAAAGACTAAAAACGGTCAATATAAATTCTACTTGGAGGACAAAAAAAATGGAAATTAATATAGGTGAACATTGTACACATTGCGGAAAAGATACTTCTATAAACTCAAAAAATTTGTTGTTTGCTAATAGAATTCCAAGTGGCGCAGATGGCAAATTGATACTCACTAACGCACCAGAAGATAGCTTTTTGGAAGTAACAGTATTGGGGTATATGTGTGCTGAATGTCAATCCATAGAATGTGATAAGTGCAATCAAAAAGTTTTAGAGTACGAATTAAATTTTAATAAAGTAATTTGCATAGATTGTTTAGAAAATCAGGAGAATAAAAATGAATAATCAAGAATTTACGCATGATGATTTAACCAGGTATTTAAATTTAAAAACAGTTAAAGAAGATATAGACAGTCAATTACAACTATTAGAATATCGCGCGATTAAATGGATGGAATCCAACAACGCAGCTAAAATATTTGGGGATGATGCCAATCTAAAAAAAGTTGTATCCCGGACTAGTTACGACATTAACAAGCTATTGCCATTGTTAGAAACTAAACACGGTGATTACCTGATTGATATTGGAGCTATAATTCCTGGGCATGAGGAAACAAGACAAGTACCTCCAAAAGCATATGGTCCGAGACTAAACAAAGCCAAGCGCGAAATGGGAGGCAAAGCTGCCGAGACTATTGAAGAGGCTACCCAACGCACATACAAAATTGAAATAGAGGAAAAAGATTGAACAGAATTTATACACAAACTGAGATAGCTGAAAAATTTGGAGTAACCAGGGTGACTGTGTCTAGATGGGTCAGCTCCGGGAAGCTTACTAGAACAGAAACAGAAAACGGTCAGCTTGTTATAACAAACTCGGATATTAAAAAGTTTAAAAGGCCATTAAACGGTGGCTACGATAATGTAGCTACCGGAAAACTAATTGCATCGATAGAGAAAATTCTGATTCTTTTGAAATCCAAAGAGTGGTCAGACCTGGAGAATGAGGAGATTACTGGACTCGAACAGATGCTTGCCGAAATAAAGAAAAAGTAAAAGGGCAACTTTGGGGCAACTTTATTATTTACATTAAATGTTTTTGGCTATTTAGCTATATTCAGGCATGAAAATTAAAAAAGTTTTTGTGCCTGATGGTCGATAAAACTACATAGATTGTCGCTAAATGAACTTCTATATCAGTATTATCAGGACTGCGCTCTAACCACCTGAGCTACAGGCCCATTTTCATGGGTTTAGCTACGAAATCCACTCTTTTCTACCCCTTTTTAAAGGCTGATAAAACCTTTAGGGGCAACTCTAGGGGCAACTTTTTTCTAAAAACTCTAGATTTCTTGGAATTTAAATCCAGGTTTAGAAGTAACTGACTCGTATCTTTCAGTAGTAAAGTTTCCATTCATAGCAGCACTTATTTTAACAGAATCTTCTAAATATGTTGGTGGCATTACATTCATATACGCTTCAACTGTAGTACTAAGTTTTCTATGACCCATGTATTCCTGAATTTTTGGCAAAGGAACTCCTGCCAAAATTAACATACAGCTGTATCCATGTCTCAGCCATGTGTTTGTTACACTTAGATTTATATCAACTGCTTTTCCAATAGTAGACAAGGCAGTTTGTAAATTTTTATGGCTTAATAAAATGTTTTCATCTCTGGAAAACAAAAAAGTTTGCTCTGACCATTTAGATCCAAAAAGTTTTTGCTGTTCCTGTCTGTATTCTTTAAGAAAATTTATGTAATCAATATCGAGAGGAATGTTTCTGATTCCAGATTGAGATTTAGTGTAATCTTTAATTTTTAATTGTTTGGACACAGACTTTTTTACAGCTACTATAGGTTTTGTTTCATTAAACTTAAAAGCATCCCATTGAAGGCCTAAAATTTCCTGAAGTCTCATGCCAGTATGGATGTTAGTCCACATCAGGCACTCTTGCCATAAAGGGTATTCCTGAGATTTCTTTTTCAGGTCTGATAAAAGTTTTGGATGAATAGGTTTATGAACTTTGTTCTGATCAGATTTTTTAATTTTCGCCCTGGGAACACCATCCATAGGATTTGCAGTAATCTTGTTTTGTTCAACTGCTGTTTTAAAAACATTGTATAGTTGAGTTTGAAGTTTTCGGACATAACTGTTTTGGTAATTTTCAGAAAGTGTACGAAAATGATCAGTAAGAATTTCACTTGTTACTTCCTGAACTGGCAAGCTAGCAATTTTCCATTTCATAATAGTTGCTAACTTTTCTTTATAGCCTTCATTAGTGCTGTCCTCTAAATCTTGTAATGAATCATAAATATTTGTTTCTATGTACTTGGAAATCAACTCAGCTAAAGTTAGGCTGCTATCTTGAACTGTAACAAAACTGTTTTCAGCTTCTTCCTGAAGTTG